CCGATCTGGCATGCACAATTTGAAGACCTTATTGTGTTAAAGAATAATCAAGGTACAGAAGAAACTCGTGTTAGGCAAATGGATTATTCGGTGGTAGTCAATGCCATGTTTTGGCGTAGATTCAAAAACAGAGAAAACATAACCCTGTTTGATCCACATGAAGTGCCTGACCTATACGAAGCCTTTTATCGTAATACAGCGGAATTTGAAAGGTTATACATCAAGTATGAGCACGATGCGACAAAAAAGAAAAAGGTACTACCAGCGGACGAGATCTTTAAGAATGGCATTCTTAAGGAACGCACTGACACTGGTCGCATCTACCTTGTGTTCATTGACAACGTTCAGCGTCAAGGTCCGTTTGACACAGAGCTTGATCCAGTATATCAATCAAATCTTTGCCAAGAGATACTATTACCCACGAGACCTTTCCAGAGGATTGAAGATGCTGAGGGAAGAATCGCTCTTTGTACTCTTGGCAGCATAAACTGGGGCAGTTTTCGCAATCCACAAGACATGCGTAAGTGCTGTAGAATACTAGTGCGTAGTCTCAGCAACTTACTTAACTATCAAGACTTTCTAAGTATTCAAAGTCAACTGGCTAACCAGGACTTCGAACCACTTGGGGTTGGCATCACTAATCTCGCTTATTGGCATGCTCGTAGAAGTCTCAAGTACGGCGACCCAACAGCATTGGCAGAAGTCCGGCGTTGGATGGAACATCAGGCCTATTACCTAACTGAATCAAGTGTAGAATTGGCTGAGGAGCGCGGTGCTTGCAGTAAGTCGGCGCAGACCTATTACGGTCGGGGCATTTTCCCTTGGGAGCGTCGCGCCAATGGGGTTAATGAGCTAACGGATTTCACTCCAAGTCTTGACTGGGAACCTTTACGTACTCGTATGAAAAAGTCAGGCATACGTAATGCCACCTTAATGGCTGTAGCTCCCGTGGAATCTAGTTCTGTGGTATTGAATTCAACCAATGGTATTGAAATGCCCATGGAATTGATCTCCGTCAAAGAATCCAAAGCGGGCAGTTTTGTTCAGGTCGTACCTGAGTACAAAAGACTACGCAACCGATATCAACTAATGTGGGATCAGCGTGATTGCGTGGATTACTTAAAAACAGCAGCAGTGATAGCAGCATATGTAGATCAAAGTCTAAGCACCAATACTTTTTACAATCCAGCGCACTATGCAGGAAATAAAGTACCAGGAACAACAATCACTAGAAATCTCATGTTGGCACATCGATGGGGATTAAAAACCATCTACTATAGCTTAATCAACAAAGTAGGGGCCAAAACTCAACTCAGTAATGTTGGCAGTCAAGCCGAACCTACTATAACCAATGTTTTAGAAATTGAGGAAGACCAAGAAAATTGTGAGGCTTGTGTATTATGAGTTTAGCGCAGTATAATTTAAAAAAACACACAGACTACTTAAACCGCAGCATGTTTCTGGATCCAGCTGGTCCAGTCACGGTGCAACGATTTGAAGAAGTTCGTTATCCCAAAATCGCCAGGTTTGAAGAAACTGCTCGCGGCTTTTTTTGGGTACCAGAAGAGATTACCCTGACCAAAGATAAGATTGATTTCAAAGAAGCCACTGAAGCAGTTAAGCATATTTTTACCAGCAACTTATTAAGACAAACTGCTCTTGACAGTATACAAGGTCGTGCGCCAGCGCAGGTATTCAATCCTGTGATCAGTGTACCAGAACTAGAAGCCTTGGTCAATAACTGGAGTTTTTTCGAAACCAACATTCACAGCAAGAGCTATAGTCATATCATTAGAAACATCTATGGTGTGCCCAAAGAAGAATTCAATAAAATACACGAGACTCGAGAAATAGTAGACATGGCGGCCAGTGTAGGTAGATACTATGATGAGCTACATAAACTCAACAGCCAAAAAGAAATTGGAGCCATGCTGGTAAGTGAACAGGATCATATTCGAGCAATTTGGATGGCACTAAATGCCAGTTATGCCTTAGAAGCATTAAGGTTTATGGTCAGTTTCGCTACCAGCTTGGCCATGGTGGAGAATCGTATATTCATTGGCAATGGTAATATCATTGCCTTGATCCTACAAGATGAAATTTTACATGCTGATTGGACTGCGTACATTATTAATCAAGTAGTGCGTGATGATCCAAGATTCGCCCAGGCAGCGCAAGACTGCAGGGACGAAGTTTACCACATGTACTGCGAAGTTGTAGAAGAAGAAAAACAGTGGGCTGACTATTTGTTTAAGAAAGGTGTAGTCATTGGTCTAAATGCACAGATTTTAAAAGACTTTGTTGACTACACTGCTTTTATGCGATTACGGGATATTGGTATCAAATACCAAGCGGAACATCCTAAAACCACTCCGATCCCTTGGTTCAACAAGCATGTAAACATAAATAAAAAACAAACGGCCTTACAGGAATCCGAAAGTACGAACTATGTGATTGGTGTAATGTCGGATTCTGTAGACTATGCAGAATTGCCTGATATTTAAGGAGATTTAAATGGCAAAAATTGATGAGGAACGAATTCTACTTAAAGTAAGTTTGTTAATTCGTGATGACGGCAACATTTCGGCTGTAAACCTAATAACCGCTAACGTTGTAGCGCAGGTTGAATCCTATGTTGCAACATTATACGATGGACTTGATGCTGTTATTGTTGAAGCATATAATGCCACAGATTATTATATTTCAACCACACAACCACCTGCATCAACCACTACTACCGCAGCTCCGACCACTACTACTACAACTTCAGCGCCTACTACTACTACAACGACCACATCTGGGGTCTAAATTTTAGATGGCTGATGTCACAGTTGATAACTATATTGTAGTGCGTATTAGTAGAATAGCAAAAGATACTGCTAATATTGATGGTTATCAACTGGTTGATTCAAACACAGTGACTTCGCTGGAAACAGCATTCACTGCTTATTTTGGAAATATTTACTCGTTGTTTTATTCCAATAGCACTACAACAGTGGAAGCAACTATACTATAATGCCAAAAGTACATGAAGAAACACTAACCATTCGTGTTTATAAGTTATTAAAAAAAGATCAAGAATCTAATATCATCGTCAGCGAAGATGTCATGGATGCACTCTATGACGTTATAGAAAATCTTCTTGATGATCGTGGTATCGTAATCGAAGTGGAGAAACAATAGATGTTAACAGTTTACAGCAAGGCCAATTGTCCTTTTTGTGACAAAGCCAAGGCTCTGCTGACTCTTAAACGTATTCCGTTTACAGAAGTCAGAATCGATCAAGACAGCGCAGCAAAACAATTTATCATTGACCAAGGACACCGTACAGTGCCCCAAATCTATCGCGACGGCCAAGTATTTGTAGAAAATGGTTATACCGGTCTGGCTCGTTTGACCGAAGATGAGTTTAATCAATTAAAGGAACAAATCTAATGTTAATCGAAAATAGTAGATTTCATCAAGGCGAAATCATCAACATCAAATTAATCAGCGGCGACGAGATAGTAGGAGAACTAGTAGGGCAAGATCCTGGCAGTTATGAACTGCGTAAACCCTGTGTAGTGGTGACCAGTCCCGAAGGCATTGGTCTAATCCAAGCCATGTTTGGACTAGATCCTGATCGCGAAAATCTACGTTTTCGTAATGATCATGTTATTACCACTTGTCATACACACGATAAAATGCGTGATCACTATATCACAGTGACCACCAGCGAGGGCTAACATGCCTGGTGCAGCTAGAATGGGCAAAGATCGTGCTCGTATCAACGGCACGATCATGCAGGGTTCATGCAGTGTTATAATTAATAACGCTCAAGCTGCCAGACTGGGTGATAAGTGTGTGCCTCATATTCCATATGGTAAAAGAAGTTTACATAAATTTCCTCAACCAATAATTAAAGGCAGTTGTTCGGTCATCATTGACGGAAAACCTGCTGCTCGAATGGGCGATCCTACTCTGTGTGGATGCCCTATCAACGTAGGCAGTTGCGACGTCATTATTGGCTAACTGCCACTAAAAATAGCATAAATACTGTACTATGGGATGTAGTTTATTATCTACTGTTCAATCTATTGCCGCGGCTGGTTGCTGTGCAGGAATCCCTGTACCAGGCGTTAGCAGTATTGCTGGTGGTCTAAGTGGATCTCTAGGCGGTGCTTTGGGCAGTATTCCTGGCGCAGGCGCCTTAGGTAGTATTCCGGGTGCAAGTGCCATCACAGGTGGTGTCAGTGGTTTAGCCGGCGGTGCATTACCAGGATTAGGTATTCCTGCTTCATTGAGCAGTGTTTGCAGCAGTTTTACCAATGGCGGGTTAAGTGGATTAGCTCAACAATGCTTAGGAGCCTGTGGGCCTGCTGTACAAGGCGCCCTGGGTCAATTGCCCGGAGCATTAACTGGTATGTGCAGCGGCGGTTTACAGAGTCTGATTCCTGCAGGTATGAATTTTCCTGCCAGTAATTTAGTTGATGGAGTTATGGGCCAAGCACAGAGTTTTCTCAAAAACGGTGTGCCCGGTTTAACCGAATGTATTACATCTGCTAAAGCCTTTTGTGAAAACGGATTTAATCTCAGTGGCAGTTTAATGCAGGCTGCTAGTTTTAACATAGCCGGTGGCGACCTTGGTCACAAGTTTACCAGTATGGCTGATCTTTGCACAGGTGGTGTCACCAAGGCCTTTGGTGATATCACTGGCGATGCTTTTAACAGTTTGAAAGGAGCATTACCAAATTTTGGTGCCATGGTAGATCCGTCAAATTTAACTCAATCATTTACGCCAGCTGGTCTTGTAGAAAACTTAACTAATCAAGGATTTGGGGATAAGTTTTTAGGTGCATTAGAAAATCATGGTGTAGCACTGGAATCTCTAAGCTCAGCCAATCCCAAAGATATACTAGCAGCAATCAGCGAAGTACCCAGTGGTGTAGTAGAAAAAATAGTTGATGCCACAGGATACAAAACAGCCGACGGTGGTGTCTTGAGTAGCCTGACAGACATTTTTAATCCTGTGGTGACCTTAGGTGAAAAGGCCAGCAGTGCCATCAATAACAGTTTGAGTTCATTGTCAACCAGTTTAACTGACGTAGTAGGCGAGACCTTTGATGCTGATAACTGGCAACATGTCGGCGGTTTTCTCAGCGAAATCGAGTCGCCCGATTTAAATTATCTTAAAGATTTAGGCAGTGATACTACCAGGTATCAATCAGTTTTGAATCCGCCGGAGCTCAACAATCTCATTGGTGCTGGCACAGGGATTTTTGGCAATCCTGTTATGACTGACATAATGGGCAGCGTGATTGGGGCAGGATTCATTAGTCAAATAGCAACCATGACCAGTGTACAAGATAAGTTAATCAACACTGATCAAGGAGCGGCACTACGTACGGCTTTAGAAACAGCCTACAACAATCGGGACAATGAGTTCTACGATCAAGAATATGCCAATGACATTTTGGCAGCAGCAGAACCATTTATCAATCCGGCAACCGAAGAACTGCGAGATGAGTTAAACGCAGCCAATCGTGCTTTTGAAGAAGTATTTCATCGATTATTATTAGAAAAGAAAAATCTAGCAGTGGCAGGTATAGTGCCTGAGGAAATCAAAGGTTCTTCAGCATCTGTTATGGGATTCGTTACAGATTTACATTCTGTGCATAATGATGAAGCACAACTTGGAATAAGGGAGTTTATTGAACAAGCAGCAGCACCAAACATCTACGGCGAAGCCATCAAGGCTGCTATAGTAGAAGGTAAAAACATCGCTGTTATGAGACAGCGGGGCATAGAATTTGTACGCTTAACAGATCCTGTGGCCTACGCTCAAGAAATCACCAATAGGACAGTGTCCGGTCGTTGTTGTCCATAGAGATTGAATTCTCTCAAGGGCAATGCTATAATTAAAGGCCAATTGGCTATAAACTAGGAGGAAGTATGTCAGACTTACAACCTACCGACATGCAGAGCTTTTATTCTCTAAAAATTTTAGGGAATATACTAGCATTAGTATTCATGCTAGTAGGTTTATATTTTTGCTATAATATGTTAACATGGGCTGTAGACAAGAAATTAGCAAGTATAGAAAAACCCGAGCTACATGCGGCCACCGTTGAAGTACGTGAAAAACAGTTAGCCTGTCTGGCTCGAAACATCTATTTTGAAGCCGGAAACGAACCGTTCGAAGGCAAAGTTGCTGTGGCACAGGTCACACTAAATCGAGTTGATTCAGGAAATTTTCCCACAGATATTTGCAGAGTGGTTTATCAAAAGAATATTTTTTATGAAAAAGTAGTTTGTCAATTCAGCTGGTATTGTGATAGGTCGGCTAACTCGCGGCCAATGCATAAAGATATCTATAACGAATGTATGGAGGTTGCTAAAAAAGTTCTATTAGAAGGGTTTAGACTGCCCGTTTTAAACGATGCAATGTACTATCATGCAGATTACGTGAACCCCGGTTGGCGCAAAGAAAAATTAGCCAAAATCGGACGACATATTTTTTATCGATAAGGAAAATAAATGGACAAGGATCCAGCACTTACAAGATTGTTAGAGGGTATTTTGAATATTCCCAGTTTGATTTTTGAGTTCATACGTAATCATTTGGTTAATATCAGCGCACATACACTAGGATGGTTAACCATTGTCATGCTGCATCTCAGTAGTGTGCCCACTTTATTGGCGGTATTAACACATCAAAGCGATAAAATGCCCTCAGTGGACATTATGTTGTTTGTATGGGGTGGACTGGTAGCAATTTTCTTCAAGAGTTTGTTTGAACGAAATTATTTGTATATTGCTACTATCTGCTTGGGTTTTGTAGCACAAACGGTGTTGATGAGTCTGATATTGTTTAAATAAACTCGGACGATATCCAACTAAGAAGTCGGCTTAAATACTAGGACTATTAAGGAGTTCCTAAATGTCAAAACGCAATCAAGTAGAAACAGAAGTAGACTCAGATTACAATTCGGTGGAACTCGACGAAACAGATACCATGGACATCGAAGACACTGATGTGGGGTTTTTAATTGACAAAGACGGTAATTTAAAAACTGTATTTGGTCCAGCTGAGGGTTTTGAAAATCCCAGCGAAACTGTAGCAGCCATCCTGGAAATTTTTGGAATTGACGAACTAACTAGTCCAAATCGTACTCTGCACTAAGTCGTTAAAAACCCACAACTTGTGGTAGAAAAACAACACATTTTTGGTTGAAAATCCAGCAAAACGGACTGATTTTTAAGCATTAAGGTGTTGTTTTTCAGCAACTCTAGCATTAAGAGTTGACAGAATCTGCCCGTTTTGCTATACTAAGAGTATGGAAAAACGCACTCGTAAACGCCGTCAAGACACCAAACATGCACTATACATGATAGTGAATGTAGTCACCAACGAGCACTATGTAGGCATTACAGTATGCGGCAGCGAAGTCAATCGCGCTCTCAAAATACGTTGGCAAAAGCATGTTCGCCGAGCACTAACAGAGAACAAAGCGTGGGCTTTGTGCAACAGTATTCGCACTCACGGTGCAGACGCTCATGTCATGTTGTTAGTCGATATTGTACGTGGACGTAAGCCTGCACATGCCGCAGAGCGTGAAATTGTTAACTCATGTGCTCCTGCACTAAACACACATTAACCCTAGACTTGACAGGGTTATTGATTTATGCTATACTAACGGTACACTGAAACAACGGAGATCAAAATGGCATACAAAGGTTTTTATCGTGCTCCTCGTGTTGTTAGCCCTGACGCTGCTCAGGAACCCCAAGTGCAAGCTCTGCGTAATGCCATGAGCACCATGTCTGCTCGTGACGCAGAGTTCGCTGGCAGTTTAGTCAGCAACTTCTATCGTTTTGGTCGTCTCAGCGACAAGCAATTGGCTTGGGTTGATACCCTTACTCAACGTGTGACCAATCCTGCCCCGGCACCCGCTGCCGCTGTACAAGTTAACGTTCAGCGCATTCAAGCCATGTTTGATCGTGCTGGACAAACCCTCAAGCGTATCAAAGTCAAACTTCAAAGCGTTGAGGGTCAACCTGTTGCGTTTGGTCGTGCTGGTCCCGCTAGCAAGTACGCTGGTCAAATCTTAGTCACTGACGGTGGTCCGTTTGGTGCCAATAAGTACTTTGGTCGCATCGACATCAACGGTGACTTCCATGCTACTAGACAAGCTGGCGCTGATGTTGTAGCATTGGTACAAGAGTTTGCCGCAGAGCCCGAGGCTACTGCTGGCAAGTATGGTCGTTTGACTGGTGCTTGTAGTTTTTGCAATCACGGTCTCAAGGATAGTCGTAGCACAGAGTTGGGTTATGGCCCGGTGTGCGCGAAGCGTTTTGGTTTAGTACACTAATTAAGGAAATATACGATTATGAACACAGTACCTATTGTAAAAGGCGACATAGTTATTGTAACGCAAAAGTACAGTTGGTCACGATATCCTGGTTTTAGGAATATAGGGGGACGCTTATACGAAAAAGAAGTATGGAAAAAACGCAAGTTTTCACCAGGAGATAAAAAAATTATAAAGATAGGTAAAGTATGTAGAGTAAATCGTCTTACAGATACAGT